GATCATATGTGGTTCTCGTGGGCGTCTGCCCTTGACCCCGAGTATAAGAGCGGCCGGAAGATGTGCTGGGGAGGGCTTGTGTCTAAGCAGGGGCAGCCTTCTCCCGCCGGTAGAGCGGGCAGCGGTCGGCACGCCAGGGACTTCGATAAGGAGAAGGAGCGCCGAGAAGAGAGGGAGCGCTGGTTGCGCGAGCACAAGAAGGGTGACGATCCCCCGATGGACGCATTTACCCGACGCGTGACACACAGGGCGGGGTTTGCGCGAGTTAAGCCTTTATCGAAGATTCATCTGTTGGGCGTGGGCATGCGGCTGAAGCGGTTCCTGCCCTTTGCAGATATCGTGGACTCCTTCGACACTGCGTCCTGGCGGCTGGCCCCTAGCCGTTTTGGGAAAGTGGTATGGGTGAGTCGCGACGATAACGGGTGGCCGGGCCTGCACCTCAAGAACTGGAGAGAGGTAGCCCCCGACATGGCGAAGAAGTTGAAGTCGATGGGCTTCGATTTGTCGAAGGAGATAGACCGTAACCGGATCGCGATCAGGGCGTTTAAAGCTTTCTTCAAGATGGTAGAGGAACGGCATGACAAAGCGAAAGAGGCGGGGGAGAACATATCGCTCCTGAAGTCTGATGTGTGGGAGAGCGAGATAGACCCGATGGGGTTCGCGTTCGAGGAGCTTGAGGTGCTGTTGATGGACCTGCCCGAGGAGGAGCGCATGTCGATTCTGCGCGGGGACGCAGGCAGGCTCGATCGCCAAAAGTGTATGGTAGCGGTGTCTGACTTTGCCGACGAGGATTTGCTAGAGCTTGCAGACGTGGTTGGGAGTGAGGTGCGGGAGCGGGCGACTATCTTGCTCAAGGATGACTCCTTGGCTACAGAGGGATCTAGCACCGAAGATGAGAAGGACGTCCGGCTGCTGGTGGACAAGGCTGATAAGGCCGACGAACGCAATATCGTGTTTGGTGTTGTCTTAGAGCCTGACGAGGTTGATACACAGAAGGACACGATCAAGGCAGAGGAGATCGAACGGGCAGCACACCTATGGATGGCCCGCTTTCAGGACCGGGGTGTGATGCACCGCCGGGTGGTGAACAGCAAGATCGAGATCTATGAGTCTTACATAGCCCCAGTTAACTTGACGATTGCGGGCCAGAAGGTTAAGAAGGGCACTTGGCTACTGATGTACCACGTCACCGACCCCGAATTGTGGGGTAAGATCAAGCGAGGCGAGATTACGGGGTTCAGCATGGGCGGTTTCGCCCGCCGAGTTAAGCTCTAAGGGCCGGATTTGCAAGCAGGCCCCGGCTCTGGGTACAATAGGTCCTGGTTTTGGAGGACACCGCCATGGCAAAGGCAGACGCAGAAACACGGTTGGAAGACCTCGAAGTCAGGGAGGTGTCCGTTGTCGATCGCCCAGCGAACCGGCGTAAGTTCCTCATTGTCAAGCGCGCCGATGGACAGCTGGAACTAACGGAGGACGAAATGGCAAGGACAGCGTTTCCGGCAGCGGAGGCAGAGGAACGGGGCATCGTCACAAAGGACGGCGACGGTGACCTGAGCTTCCTCGACATTCTGGGCCTGGAAGAGGTCGAGGAGGATACCGATGAAGAGGGCGGCGATGAGGGTGAAGGCGGCGATGAGGGTGAAGGCGGCGATGAGGATGACGGGAAGGAGGAGGTGACCAAGGGCATCAAAGGCGATTGCCTGAAGGTCACGACCAGCGCGCTGCAAGGGCTGATGGGCGCGGTCAATGCGCTCAAGGCTAACGACAAGGGAGAAGCACCTCCCGACACCCTCGCAAAGATCCGGTCTATCGCACAAACGCTGGCAGCGCTGGCCGACAAGCTGTCGGAGGGCGGTAAGGGCGACGAAGAGGATAAGGGCGAGACCAACAAGGCTGCGGCCGATCAGGCTAAGGCTGCCCTGGACAAGCTGATGGGCGTGGTCAACGCGATCAAGGCCCTCGATGACAGCGCCGACAAGATCCCCGAAGGCATCGCCAAGGGCATCAGGGCGGTTGCTGTCATGTTGGCCAAGCTGGCTCCTGCGGAAGACAAGGGCAAGGAGACGGACAAGCCCGACGCCGACAAGGAGAAGACGTCCAAGTCAGACGAGGCAGAGAGCAAGCTCCAGGTCTTCGTCAGCAACGACGGCAGCGAGCTGGTGTTGAAGGCTGGCGCGAAGATGAAGAAGGTCCGGCTCAACCAGTTCAAGAAAGCGGTGGAGACGCTTACCTCTCTGCTGAAGGAGCTGGAGGGCCAGCCGCAGGAGGACAAGGACAAGAAGAAGACGTCCAAGTCGGACGAGCCGGAGGGCGCTGACAAGTTCGCGGCGGCGATCGAAGCGCTGGGGGACAAGGTGACGAAGGCCGTTGAGGGCCTGAAGGAGAAGATCGACGGCATCACCAAGCGCGTCGATGAGATCGAGGGCACTCGTCCCGCTGGCGAGGGCGACGATGATCCCGAGGCAGTGAACAAGGACGAGAAGGGCAAGAAGAGCATCTGGGCCGGCATTCTCTAGCCGTTGCCCTTGACCACGGTTTGACCAAAAGCCGCTTCGTAGGTTTGGAGGATTCTGAGATGACGAACCAGGAACTCATGGAGAAGGCAGCGATCGTCACCACCAACATGGCAAACGCTGGCCTACTGAACGCCGAGCAGTCCAACAAATTCATCGATTACGTGATCGATGAAACCACCATGAAGAACATGGTCAGGGTGGTGCGCTTCCGCAATTCGCAGCGGCTGATCGAAAAGATCAACGTGGCGAATCGGGTGGCGGTACCCAAGGCCGAGGCCACCGACCCGCGCGTGCGTCGCGGTGTCACCACGTCCAAGGTGACGCTCGAACACCACGAGCTGATGGTTCCCTTCGAGATCTCGGACAACGTGAAGGACGAGAACATCGAATCGGATTCCGTAGAGGACCACATCATCAAAATGATGGCCACCAGGCTGGCTAACAACATCGAGGAGCTGTACTGGGACGGCAACACCACCGGCCCGGCTGCCCTCGAAAGCGACATGGTGGAGGGCGGCTCCTCGTCCCTGTACGTCAAGGACAACTACTTGGCGCTTTTCGCTGGGTGGCTGAAGGCTGCCGAGTCGGGTCACGTCCTCGATGCGGAGAATGGCAACATCACCAAGACGCTGCTTAGCCGCGCCCTGAAGCAGATGCCGACCAAGTTCCGGAAGAACAAGGCCCTCCTCAAGTTCATGATGAGCCCCGACCACGAGCAAGACTACCGGGAGTCGGTGTCGAGCCGCGCCACGGGCGCGGGTGATGACGCCCTGGCCGCTCGCGGCAACGTGCCTAGCTTTGGCGTGGACCTTATCCCGGTATCGTTGCTCCAGCCGGAGCCAACCTACGCGGAAGACTCGGTGGGCAACAGCGATGGCACCACAGCGACCTCGTTGTCCTTCGCGCCGATCAGCGATCTGGTGCTGACGCCCCAGGCGCTGGGAGACGCTCCCACGGCTCCCTTTGTTGCGGGAACGGACTACACGGTGGACGAAGCCAACGGCACCTGGACGAGCTTGCTCGCGGGTATCGGTGCAGGCGTCACCGTCAAAGCGACCTACAAGACCGCAGGTAGGATCCTCCTGACCATGCCCCAGAATATGATCGTGGCCATCGGTCGAGAGGTCCGCATTGAACGGGCCAGGAATATCTACAAAACGGTAAACGAGTTTGCGATTACCGTTAAGGTGTTCTGCACGTTCGAAGAGACGGACGCCGTGGTGATGGTCAAGAACGTGGCGAACCAGTAGCAGCTGCAGTAGGGTTGCAAACTTTGCAACCCTAATAGCGAAAGCAGGAGGAGAAGATGAGAGCAGAGATCACCTACAACGGAGGCGCAAGCTACAGCATCCGCGGCTACAAGTTCCTTAGAGGGAAGACGGTCGTTGTCAACAACCCAGAGGTCATAGAGCGCTTGGCCCATATGGTCGGGTTCAGCGTTCGCCGTCTTGCCACAGAGGAAAAGAAGAAGGTCGTGAAGAAGGTCGTGAAGAAGGTCGCCCCCGAGACTCGACGGGTGCGGGACGAGGAAGACACGACCCCTTCTCCCGTGAAGAAGAAGCGGAAGAAGTCTTCTAGCTACTAGCCGCGCGCTAGCGCCTGTCCGTGATCATCGCCAATACCGCAACCGGCGGTACTCTCCGCTTTGACGTCCGTCGTACGTCTGACGCCCAGCGCTTGGCCGACCTGCTTAGCGCTGGAGCTATCACGGCCCTTGCCATCCATCACGCAGGGCAGCAGAGCGTTCTACCGCTCCCCCGGCGCTTCAGGGAGCGCCCCGCGTTTGGAGCAGAGGTGCTATGGGACAGGGACAGGAAGAACCTGTCAGGGGAGCGCATATACGCTCAGGTAGCGGACGTCAGAGTGAGCCTAACCCTCTCCTACTCCAACAGGATGCTGCGCTGCGACTTGGAACGCACAGGGCGCATGCGGTACAATCCTACAAGTACACGAAGGAGTAGGACGTGATTCTGCAGCCCGTAGTTGGAGCCGGAGGGGGCTATACCCCGCGCCTCAACGCGGAGTTGCAAGGTGTGAAGAATGGCAGTAATCCGATCTTCACGTTGCCAGACAAGGCACTCAACACCAGCGAGCTTTCTCCGTCTGTTGTGTGGAACGGGCGTAGGTTGCGATCTGGTGTTGATTACGTCTTAAGCGAGTCTGGCGGTGCAGGTACGGGTTACGACACGGTGACGCTTTCCCAATGGCAAACAGCTGGGTTTCTACCCCGAGCAGGCGACGAGTTGGTAGCAGACTATTTCATCGATCCCAGCGTGTAAGGAACGGAGGAGGAAACCATGGTTATGAGAACGCCACAAGAGCACGTTGAGACGTTGGGGTCGAGTATCGACGATACCAAGACACCCACAGATCACGACGGGAACGCAGTAAACCTGAAGGACACGATCGATTACATCGCGTCCCAGATCGCGGATATCCTCGGGGAGACAGCGTGGGAGACGGCGCCGGACGAGGCGATCAGCGCGCTAGCTGCAAGGGCCAAGCTGGAAGACACGCTAGCCGAGGACTGGTACGACTCCCTCAACAGCGTCACCGTCCCGAACGGCCAGAACTACATGATCCTGACCGTGGCGATGTTGCCCAGCTACCTCAACAAGGCGATCGCAACGACGGTGCAAGGGCTGATCACCGCAGAGGCAGGCACGTTCGGTTCGCAGCATAACCTGGACGAGCTGGCGGGTGACACGGCGATCAACCCCCGCAACCTCGTGCGGGTCGTGGATGCAGCTAGCGGCGATCCGAAGCTTGATAGCAACGGCAAGAAGATCTGGGCGCTGTTGCAGCACGAGGCGACGGCAACAGACAACTCTAACTTCACCGACACCACGCCGGAACGCGCAATGGTGTCCTTCGTTGTCACGAACGCAACGCACGATGATCTGGTGGCTTGTGCGGTGGCAGACATCGAGGACGCGGTCGTCAACCTCGGATACTCGCGCCGCAAGTCGCTAACTACGCGCGTCCCGCAGGACTGGAAGAAGTCGAGCGCCTTTGTTGATATGCCAACCGGCGCGGCTTCGGTCACCCTCAACAACGCGATCGACAACCAGGGAGTGACACCTGCTACCCAGGTAACCGATATCGAGATCAGGATCGACGATGATTCGGAGTGGCGGTTCGAAACGTCGGACGGCGGTCGTACGCTCCTGGCCGTCAAGCCTGCTGCTGCGGGTGATGGGATTGAGGTCAACGCGGACGCGGTAGACTTCAATGTCGGAGCTGCTGGGACGTTTGACGTGGACAACGGTATTACCGTCGATTCGGGTGGTACGCCGATCAACGTTGGTGTGACAGCCGGTCAGATCGACGCGGGTGCGGCTGCCCTCAAGGTGGCTTCGACAGGGGCCGCAGTGGAGGCAGAGGGCGTGGGGGTTACCCTAGACGGTACCGCAGGGTCCGGTGGCCCCATCACTATCGACGGCACCGTGCTGGACGCTGACTTCTCTGGCGATGCGGACTCGCACCTAGAGATTGATCCGAACAGCGCAACCAAGCGGACGCTGAGGATCGCGGCCGTCAACTCCGGTGCAGCGGTTGCGGATCTGGAGTTGGAGGCTGATGGTGACGTGCTGTTTGAAACAGCGCAAGAGATCACGCCGATCCCTCTCGACGATTCAACAGCCGGTGCTATCTCTGCGCTGACTGGTGGCCCTCACGCGTCGATTGCTGCCGCGATCAAGTACGCGATTGAGCACGGGGTCGATATCACCACTAAGCGTTTTGTGATCCCGTCCAACTACAACAAAGACGTTAACGTCCCTGCTGCAACGTTGGACCTTACCGCGTGGGATATCGATTGGGCTGGAGGCTCTCCGGATCTGTTCCTGTTCCTGCAGGGCCGCATCCTTGACGGTGCCGACGCTGTGGATGAGGGAGACTGCTACCCGGGGACTACCCCGGCTAGCGGTGACCTTAAGTTCTCTTTTGATAGCGGAGTAAAGAGCGGCTGGATCCTCTTGTCGCTCGGTATCGGTCAGCACTAACGTGGTAACTGCCTACCGCCTTTTTGTTTGGGCGGTAGGCTTCTTTTGTTGAAGCCGACAGTAGGAGCAGAAGATGCAGGCAGAGACCAAAGTGGGAAGATCAGATCAACGGGGCTCGGTAGACATCATTGAGTCTCTAGGCAACATGGCAAGCGCAGCCAGGTCTCAGTTAGCGATGATCGAGGACGCAACAACTAAAGCGCGCTGTGAAGCCCTGGTTAGCTTGGTGGATGACATGCTTGGTAAGCTCCGCAGCCTGTCTGTGGTTGTTGAGCAGGGGAAGGGAATCAAGAAAGGGTTGTTGCTGGCATTACCTCTTGTTGCTCAGCACCGTGACCTCTGGCGTAAGAAGTTGGAGGACGGGGATGAGAAGACCTTGCGCTTTGCTCTTCAGGTGATCGGTGAGTGCGAGCAGACCATAAAGGGCGCGGTAGAGCACCACAGCAATGAGTTGCAGCGGCAAGCCGGGAAGTTTGACGGTGCAGCTAACGCAGCGACTGAAGCGATCCAGAAGTCCCAGGCGCTAGTAACGAGGTATCAGAGTAGGAAGGAAACAGAGGAAGCGATCCATAGTGTTGACGAAGTAGACGCTGCGATCGAGGGTCAAGCCACGAAGAGGGCTAAGGTGATAGCGATCGACGGCAAGAAGAAACGATCACCACGCAAGAAAAGAGCAACAACCAAGAAGACTAGTTAGTATGGCACCCACATCAGACGACTTCCCTGGACCCAACGTTGCTGAAGAGGTCCGACTAGAAACGCGTACCGGTGATCCGACAGTTGACGGTGCGATCCGTTTCGTTGGGGATGACTTTGTAGGGAAGACGTCTACGGGTGTAAAGTCTCTAACAACGGGTGGTGTAGTTAGCGATCTAGCGTGGCGTAGACACTTCTTGCTGATGGGCGGATAGACAATGGCAGAGGCGCTCAAAGTCTTAGGGCAAGCAGACCCGGCAGCTACGACGCTAACGCCGCTTTACACGGTACCTGGTTCTACCTCTGTAACCGTATCAACGCTTGCGATCTGCAACCGGAATAGCAGCAACGTAGACGTAAGAGCGTCCGTTGCTGTTGGTGGTGCTTCTGATGACCCGAAGCAGTATATCTTCTATGACCTGCAGGTAGGAGGTAACGACTCGGTCTTTGCTACTCTGGGGATCACCTTGGGAGCTGCCGACGTCGTGCGCGTCTACGCCAGCACCACGGGCGTGTCGTTCTCGCTCTTCGGTGTGGAGGTCTCGTGAGCTTCAACCCGCCATTCCAGAAGGTGCTCCTCTACCACCCTGACGGTACGCCGGCCCTCGGGGTGGTCAATGACGTTGACGTCGCGGCGACCAAGCGGCTGCAGGTAGAGACTGCGTTCAAGCCGGGGGTCGTTCTGCAAGTGAGCGAGGGCGCCGCGACCGATGACCCGACAGCGGAGGTCAAGGAGCGCCTTGAGAATGGGGGCTCCGATGATATGTCGGTCGATGGCACTACCCCGGTGGAGTTCACCGTCGACGCGGACCCAACGGATGACATCAAGCTGGCCAGCCTCCGCCTCGTGATGGTCGCGAACACGATCAAGATCGGCGACAACGACTTCGGCCCGCTCGCTGGTTTGACTAACGGAGTGAAGGTGGAAGTCCGGTCAAATAGTGTCACGACGCAGATCGCACTGGCCAAGCTGACGACTGACTTCCTCGACTTCCATGGCCCGAGCGTGATCCCTTTCGACCGTAGTGGGTCTGAAGATCTCATGGTTGTGCAGCACAACTTCGGTGGGACTAAGCTGAAGGCTGGGACTGGAGACTTCGTGAAGGTCACGATCCAGGACGACCTGAGTTCGTCACAGGTTCGAGCCTTCTTCGGCTCCGTGGCAGGAGTGAAGGTCTGATGCCTGTTCATATTGCAGGACTGGAGTTGAATGATGGACGGGTCACCTCCGACGGAAACCTGACTGTTGCGGTTGCTTCTGCTAAGTGGGATATCGGCGGGCAGCACGGGTCCTACTTGGGCTCGGAGGGGAACTCCGTAACGGACGACGACACCTCGTACGTCTACCTGGACGAGTTTGGTGTGCTCCAGATCGAGACGGCGGGGTGGCCAACTATAGCGCACGCTAGGCTAGCGACGGTCACCGCAGCTGGCGGGGTGATCACCAACATCGTGGACGAGAGGGCCTGGATCAACGGGACGGGCATGGGGGCGTACCCGAATCCGGAGACGGTCACGGAGCGGTGGATCTATGTGAGGACTACAGGATCTGACACAACCGGGGACGGCAAGACAGTCGGGACGGCGTACCGGACGGTGCGGCACGCGGCGAAGCAGATCGCCTACACGATCCGTGGTATGCGCTTCATCATCGACTGCACGGACCTCGGGCAGGAGCTGAATACCGAGCCGCTGGTCTTCCCTATGTCGAACTCCTGCGACCCAACGTACTACGATTCTTCCCCAGCGGTTCCCGGGTTCAACGTGCGAGCGCCGATAACGCTACAGGCTACCCCGACGCTCATCGACACGATCTCGGGGGTTGAGCTGAGCGGGCAGACAACGGACTCCGTGACCGGGCTCAGGACGCTCCAGACGACGAAGAACTACACCCTGAACCAGCACCGTGGGAAGTTTGTCCGGGACACCAACGGCGTGATGGGGGTGATCGCCTCGAACACCGCCGGGCCGAACTCGGAACTGGAGATCACGCAGAACGACGCATTCACCGCGCCGATCGAGATCCTCGAGCAGAGCTGCGAGATCCGGAACTCCGACTCCGGTGGGGGCAACGCGGTTGACTTCCGGCACGTCTCGGCCCACGTGCAGCTCAACGGGATCAAGCTCACCACTGCCAACACCTCGACGTTCAGGTACGGGCTTTACGGCGACTCCGCTTACGCGGCGGTGGGGATGCAGTCGTGCTACGTCGACGGTCTGTTTATCTCGCTGGGCGGGGCGCAGCACTCCTTCTCCGACACCTACTTCACGAAGCGCTTCGGGCTCTCTGGCTGTGCAGCCAACCTCTGGAACTGCTTCGTCTACGATGCTGTGGTTGCACTGCGGAACAGCGGCACGCAGACGGACATCAACTTCTGGTATGAAAACATCTTTGACGAGTGCGGTTCTGTTGGGGGCGGGACGGGGATCGAGGACCAGAACCGCGTTTCGATTTCCATGGACCGGTGCGAGATCCGCAACGGGACGTCCGACGGGCTCTACGTCGGGCCAGGCTCGATGATGCGCTTCCGCCGAGGCAACGCGAAGGACAACGCGGGGGAAGGTATCTGGGCTGACGGCGCCCTCCGTTTCGTCCTACTCGACGTGGGTGGGACGGGCAACACCTACCACGGGGTCAAGCTGACCAGCGGCGCCCACGTCGTAAAGCAGGGCACGGTCAGCGTGACCGGGTCGAGCGGGGACTACAAGGTAGGTGGTAACTCGGTAGGGACCTGGGCCGGGTTCTCCGGGGACGAAAACGACCTGGGAGCTGGTACCCCACAGCTCTGCCGGATGTCTACGTAGGAGGCTGCGATGCTCCTCGATCCTCTAATCCCGCTCGAATCACCAACGTTGATTACCGTTGTCAACAAGACAACGCGAGAGGCCCACTACGGGGTACCCGATACCCTCTACTCAACAACAGACTGGGTGCATAACCCGGATCAAGAGCTGATCGATAGCGGTTACTGGAAGGTATCCGGTGACTCTATTGTAGCCATGACGCAGGAGGAGAAGGACGAGCTAGACGCGGCGTTGCTCGATGCAGCTAAAGAAAGACGGTACACCGAGATAGACAGTAGGACGGAGGAACTGATCAATCAGGGCTTCCTGTTTTCTAGCTTGGTGTTCTCTCTTTCTCCAGGTGCGCAAGCGAAGTTGATGGGCGTCAACCAGGTCAGGGGTAACGCCAACGTGGAGTACCCGATCCACTGGAACACGAAAGACGATAAGCAAACGAGAGACATTGAAGACGCGGACGATATGCTCTCTTTCTACCTTACGGCGGTAGGCACGTACCGGGCGCACGTTGACGCCGGTACCGTTTTGAAGAATCAGGTGCGTGAGAAGACAACTATAGAGGAAGTAGAAGCGGTAGAGGATACCCGATAAGGTGGAGCGTGAAGAAAGAGTTGGAGTTGGACTTGATGCAGTTGAGACACAAGCTGCGGGGGTTGATCCGGTCCATCGAAGATACGATTGAACACCTCGATAGTGTCCTCAGTGAAAGGATCGTGACGGTGAATGGACAACAAAAAGAGATGCTGATCGAGTGTGGGTCGAAGATCCACGATGCGAAGAACTACCTGACGATCGTCGTGACAAACCTCGACCTCATTGCTGAACAGACTAAGCAGACGCAACGAGATATTGAGGAAGCGATGGTCGCAACTAGATCTGCCGTAGCGAAGCTCCTCGAAGCCATGCAGGAACTGTCAGACAAGTACAAGGCGATCACCGAGGAGCTGGGTATCGTAGATAAATGAGTACGGCTCTGGTCATATCTGGTGGTGGTAGCCGCGGCGCGTTCGCTGTCGGGGCAGTGGAGGAGCTTCTGTCGCGGGGCTACCGCTTCGACATCATCGCTGGTACCTCCACAGGGGCGCTCATCGCGCCGCTGCTCGCCATTGGGGACATCGAGGAGCTGGTCCGGCTTTACACGACGGTGCGTACTAAAGACATCCTGCGCTGGAACTGGCGGCGCCTGTTTCGTGGATCGATCTACGACACGGCACCCCTTGAGCGGTTGATCCGTCGCACGATGCAGGGCGAGCGCTACGCACGTTTGATGAAGTCTCAGGTCAAGGTACTGCTTTGCTCTGTCGGGTTTCAGACAGGGGAGGTGCGGTACCTCACGCAGCACTTGCACGTGTTGCGCCCCAATGTCGTTGCGTGGGCAGGCTTCAACGAATACGTGTCAGCAACGCTGGCGTCTACCAACCAACCGATGCTTATGCCCCCTGTTATGGTGCACGGGCAGGTGTCGTTTGACGGCGGGGTCCGAGAGGTGGCGCCCCTACGTGTTGTGTCTGAGCTAGGGGCGACAGAGATCGTGGTGATTGCCAATTCACCCAGCGAACCCTCTTTGGCGCCATACCTTTACACGAGGTACAAGGAGATTGGTCCCAGGTCTGTTGACCTGATGACCACTGAGATCCTCAACAATGACCTAGCTTGCATCCCGGGAAAGGTGACGGTGATTCGGCCGACTGCCCCCTTGCCCTCGTCAGGGCTAGAGTTTGTCCCGTCGGAGATGCAGGAGATGCGGGAGATGGGGCAGCGGCGGGCGGAAGAGGTTTTAGGGTAGCGTCATGCTTTACACATACCGGGCAAAGTGCATCAACGTTGTCGATGGAGATACCTTCGACGTGATCGTTGACCTAGGGTTTCATCTATCCAAACGCATACGCGTGAGGCTTAGCAAGGTAGATACCCCTGAGATACGGGCTGCAACCGAGGCGGAGCGCCGCCATGCCAGGGAGGCAAAGGCGTTTGTTGAGCGGCTTATGCTGGACCGCGATGTGACGATCCGCACCCACAAGGACGTGGGTATCTATGGGCGGTATACCGCTGAGGTCATCCTTGCAGGCAACGAAGACCTCGGCGACAAGCTCCAGGAAGCCGGGCTGCTGAAGCGAGAAGACTACGGCTAGGCCGATGCCCGGTGCTACATTGACAACAGAATTCCTGAGCGGGCCGGAGCGTGGTATCTTCGTGTTTGAGGACTAGTCTTGTCGATCGTACGGATACAGACAGGTGCCAAAGAGCCGATCGAAGTCCTCGCCGTGGATGTTTCCCGGGCAAGGCTAACCGGGCTCACCAACCTAAAGGTGTACGTGCGCAGGGTCTCTGACGGCGCGCACTTCGACTGGTCGGACGACACGTTCAGGACGTCCCCCTCCCAGATACTGGAGACGCTGTCGGAGATCAACGCAACGAGGTCACCCGGCGCATACAAGCTCGACACCGCGTCACACGATGATGGGTTTGACACGTCGGCGATCACGAACCCCAACACCGACGACACGTATAGGGTCACGGTGATTCAGGACGGGGCGCCACAAACCGCGATCAACTTCCCGCAGGTCGGGGAGATCAAAGTCGGCCAGTGGGCCGACAACATCGATCAAGCGATCAGCGACAACGCCACGCCGGCCGAGGTCCAGGCTGAGCTTCGGGCCATCCGGCTCCATCAGCTTGTTTCCGTCAACCCTGGCGCGGTGCAGCCAGGTACAGGGACGTACATCAAACAGATCATCGATAACCTGGCCCGCAAACCTGAGTACGTTGTGCTCCAGACCTACAGCTACAATGAGGCAGCGGACAGGCTAGACGGGATCGTGTGGGTTGAGTATGGCAACTTGGTCCTAGCGGCTCCGACTTCGTGTACGGTGAAGTGGTACGATCGTGATGGGAACTTGGCCTGGTCGCTGACGGACAGCAGCCCAGATGGGCAGGGGTTCTTCAAGATAGAGAAGAGTGGGCCGGGGTTGACCTCGGACGAATTGTATTACGCGGTGGCAGAGGTAGACGTGGCCGGCGTGGGTACGGTGTCAGGCGGTAAGGGTAACTTTACGTTCTAGCTATGCAGTTGTTTTCGACAGACGATCGATCGTCGCAGCCGGTGCTTTTGGAGGGGACGTTGTTCCCTCGCCCCGGCCTTCGTCTGTTTAGCAGTGGCAGTCGGGAGTCCCAGCCCCAGCCGTTGTTCCGCGTTCCTGTCATTGTCCCCACGCTAGACGCGTGCGCCACGCTAATCATTCACGAGGACGGTAGTAGATTGTTGGCCGTGCAGGACGATGCCCTGCAGGACGTGGTCCTGGCCAATGACGCCGAGTGGGATATCGTAGCGGCGTCTGATGCGGAGTTGCTGGTCAGGATTGACCTGGATGCTGAGGTAGAGGTGGCGGTAGCAGAGCTTCTCCAACGGGTACTGTCGGGCGACAACGCGGCATCGCTGGCCCTTAGCGTCGATTTGGATGGTGACACGCTGATACCCCTGGGCGAGGATGCTGAGGGGGCAATTGGAATAGAAGTGGATGCCAGTGCTACCATTGACGTGAACGAGGATGCAGAAGCCGCGCTTTCTGTGGAGGAATGTGAAGAATGAGTACCCAGTACCACATAACAGCGGAGAACCTGCACCAGAACGGATACCGGGCGCTCCATGCCGGCGACAGCTACGACCACAACTTCACCGTTACGCGGGGCGGCAGCGCTTTGGACCTGTCAGGGGCGAAGCTGTGGTTCACGATCAAAGAAGACTCCACGCAGGAGGACGCGGATGCCAAGCTCCAGTTGACCTCGGATGACACGGCGGAGATCGAGGTCACAGATGCGGTAGCAGGAGAGTTCACTGTCAAGTTTCGGGGTACGGGATTGAAGAGCACAGAGGACTTGGAGGGGACCTGGGAGTACGACTTGCAGGCGAAGCTGGGGGACGTAGCTGGTACGATCCTTACGCTTGCTTATGGCGATATCGAGTTCCTCAAGAACATCACGCGGGCTACCTCGTAGGAGGAGGAGAGATGGATAATCAACTGGCACGCAAGCCTGCTTATACCGCCCACCGTCGGGGGTTGACGGCGGCTGACCCGGTTAGTCTAGTCACGTTTCTTGCGAGCCATGAGCGCAACGCGATCGACGTGTCAGGGTTCGATACGCTGCACGGCTTTGTTGAGAATGGGGCAGGCACGATCACTCTGCAAATCCTAGAGCTGATCTCCTACGAGGATGCAGCCGGCGCCGACCAACGCGTCCTCGTCCAGAGAGGGAGCAACGTCGGCCCCCTATCAGACGGTGACTCCTTCGAGCTGGACACTCCCGGCGGCGGTAGATGGCTGTTGCGGGCGGACGCTGTGGTGACAGGCCCGTGTTCGGTGTACCTCGCAGGTGGGGCCAAGGCTAACGAGGGGAGCATCTAAGATGGAAAACTCCCTGCACAACAGGTCAGAGTACACCGCACACAGGCGGCTTATAGAGACGGACCCCCTTGCCCCTTTGGGCGTAGAGACCTTGGTAGCTCTTTCGACTAGTCACCCCAGGGCTGCTATTGACGCGGATGGCTACGACACCGCGTATGGGTACATCGTGCAGGTCGGGGGTGATGCACCAACGACCGTAACCCTCCAGCCGTGTGAGCGGGTCGATTACACTGATGACTCGGGCACGGCGCAGCAGCGGTACGTGGACCGTGGCTCTAGCATTGGCCCGCTGTCTAGTGGCGACGCTTTCGCGTTTGATGTTGAGGGCGGCGGGCGGTGGCTCCTGCGGATAAGCGCGATAACGGGTAGCCCCGACGTTCCGGATGAGGTCCATATCTACCTAACAGGGGGCAAGCGGGCTAACGAAGGAAGCAGCTGATGGGCAACTACGTCACCGCAGATGACATCAAGGCAGAGGGTGCTCCGTCCTCTGCGACCGATGCGCGCATCAACGCTCGCATTGTGAAGTGGGAGGCGATCGTCGAGCGATTGACTCGCCAGGTGTTCCGTGTGGTTGACCCCGGCGAGCTGACATTTGATGGTAACAACTCCTCGATCTTGCACTTCAGCTTGCCCCTTATCGAGGTGACGGCGTTAAAGATCAACGGCGAGACAACCGCGCTGGACACCGATGAGTACCGCGCGTTCATCGGGAGAGAAGAGCCCCAAGACGATCGCAAGAACCCCAAGATCAAGCTGACGCCGGTTACCGACACGGTATGGCGTACGCGTCCCTGGATGTTCGTGAAGGGTCTTGACCAGAAGATCACGGCTAAGTGGGGGTATGTGGAGGCGGACGACGACTCTACGCCACCTGCCATTATTGAGGTGATCAAGGAGCTGGTAGTCTTAGACTTGGATAACTACTTCGACAAGGAGGGGCAGCCGCCATCGATAACGGCTAAGAAGCGGGAGCGCACCGACGGGCACGAGATCGAATGGATGGAAACGGCTAACAACCAGCGTGCAGTTTGGACGATGATCCCCCGACACCTAGCGGAGATTCTTGCCGCGTATCGTGCGCCGTTTAAGATCGCTAGCCCTGAGCCCCTGCTGTACGTACGGGACCCGGGGATCGACGTGGTGTGCTTCTGATGCCCATACCCCGCCTCATACACCCGATACCTGTCTTCCTCCGAAAGGCTGACAGGGAGCAGACGGCGCTGATGGACGACAACCTGAACGAGCCTGTAGGGCAGGTTCGTAGGGAGCAGACGCCGATCAAGCTCATGGCCCAGCACGGCAACGTGAAAGACAGCGCAGCTATGGCGACGGAGGGAGGCGTCAACGAAAAGTCGGACGGCTACCTGCTGTTCCTGACCGCTGACCTGAATGCTGCCCGGGTGACGATCGAGAGGGGTGACCGCGTTGTCCAGATAGGGGACGGTGACGTGGGCCGGGAGGTGGACTTCTATATCGTCAAGCTCAAGTATATGGGGCATTACCCCCGCCAGCGAGGGCCGACGCTGGTGCGCGCGTACTACGAAGACCGCCACCCGTCACGCTTGAGGGACTAGCACCGTGGCTGTTGATGTGAAGCTAAGCCTTACGGGGTTCAAGGAGCTGGAAGACAAGCTCAGTCCCGCCAGGTTCCCCCGGCGATACAGGAAGCACGTAAGGCGGGCGACGGAGAACATAGCGTTGATCGCTGAGGGGGCAATCAAGGAGAGCATTGCTCGCGGCGACTACGCAGAGAACGCGGTTATGACGACGGTGCTGAAGGGCAGCGATCGTCCTCTTGTTGACACCGGAGGGCTCCTCAAGGCGATCACAGGGATAGCTAAGTCGTGGGACCTGGCGTTGATCGGCGTGCACAAAAGCCAGCGCAGGAAGAACAAGCACACGGGCAAGATAGACGACGTCCTAATGATCGCCAAGCTCCTGCATGACGGGGCGATCATTCCCGTGTCTGATAAGATGCGCCGGTTGTTCTACGCGATCTCCAATGAGACGGGGCTTATGCCCCTGGCTGCTTCAACAACAGAGATCGTCTTAGAGGGT